CCAAAGTATACTGAAAATACAAAGTATCCATTCAATCATGTGTTTGAATCTGAGTCTGGTCACATAAGAGAATTTGATGATACAGAATTTGAAGAACGTATACATGAGTATCATAGGACAGGTACATACTATGAAGTAGATGGTGGTGGTAATAAAGTTACTCATATTGTCGGAGACAATTATGAATTAATAGCAGGATCAAATTATGTCAATGTAAAGGGTGAAGTAAACCTAACAGTTGAAGGTACTTGCAATACTTTAATTAGAGAAGATTGGAATATTAAAGTAGAGGGTGATTTAAATCTTGAAGTTGTAAAAGATTTTAACACTACTGTCCAAGGTGACACTACACAACTATACGAGAGTAAGCTTATAACCACAGCTATAGGAGCGGTTTCTAGTATATACAATACAACTTTTGATAATATGGTTATTGGTGCTGTTACAGACACTTATGGAGCGACAATAGATCGTTCTATTACAGGAGCTGTTACAGAAAGACTTGGTTCTACATTAGACCGTTACATAGTTGGTATTCAAACTGATATACACGATGCTGAATTTAATATCAATTCTACAGCAGGCGGTGTTAACATTAATTCTGTAGACGAAATAAAGTTGTTTTCAACAGAGGTGGATTTAAAAGCTTCTAGTGGTATAACATTAGATGCCTCTGATGTTAATATTAATAGTGGTGGAAGTGGTGATCTTGCTGCTCGTAAAGGTGACACTGCAGATACTGGCGATGCTGGAACTGGCGGAAATACTGATGCTAACGCAGCAGGTACTGATGTAATTGAAACTGGTTCTGCAACTGTGAAGATTGGTTCAGCTGATCCAGGCGTTGGTGATATTGCAGTTGAAGCATCTGAATTGATTGTTACAAATATTACTAAAGTAATTGAGAATGGCGAAAATATTGTAGAAGAAGAATCTTTGGTTGATGCTCAAGGCCCAGACAGAACTGAAGAAGGTGGAACAGGTGGTTATGCTTCAAATGCTGAAGGTGACTATCCACTCCCAATTCTATTGACAAGAGATGTAGACCCTGTAGCTACAGCTGAAGAAGAGTTGGGTATATCTGATAGTGGTCTTACAGCAGGTGAAGCTCAATCTATTATTGAGGGAAGAGCTTCAGAAAAACAAGCACCTGATCTTAATGATCCTACAGGAAAAACTTTTATTGAAGTAAGTGATCCAGATGAAAATGAAGCTTTAGAAACAGGTGATGGTGGTTTAAGTGGAACACCAGTTCCAACAGGAGCATCAGAACCAAATAGAAAATATTTAAATCTTCCAGATGATAATAGCAATTTTGATTCAGAAAAAGAAATTACTGATGAAGTTAAGGAAAGTAGTCCAGACAAATTTTTAGAAGATGGTGACCCAAAACTTATTTGGTTGTCTCATGTAGACTCTGGTGTAAAATCTAACCTCATAAGAATATTAGAAAGTATGGCTGATGATCTTGGTTATCCTCTAACAATTACAAGTGGACTTCGTTCTCAATCTTACAACCAAAGAGTGGGTGGTGCTAAAAAATCTCAACACGTTCTAGGAAATGCTGTAGATATTCGTATGAGAAATAAAACAAAAAAAGAAGTTTTAGAATTTATTGAAATTGCTGTGGGTCGTGGTATTAATGGTATCGGATTATATTTTCCTGCTAGAGGTGGGGGAACATTTATTCATTGTGATATTAGGTCAAGTAAAGCGCAATGGGGCCCTAATGGAAGTTGGAGAGGTCAATATAGTTGGGCAAAACCAACTATGAAGAAATTAGGGTATTATACAGGCACATAACTACAGGCATAAGTCTTATAAATATATATAAATTAGGAGTCTACATAAATGGCAATCTATGATGCACAATTAAATAACAATTCAGATCGTAGTGTCAGACAGTATGCAGACTTGGATTTATTCTTTGGAAAGAAATCTTCTGATCGTGATGTAAGTGAAGTAACAGATATACAGGCGGTCAAAAGATCAATTCGTAATTTAATATTACTTAATACTTATGAGAAACCTTTTCATCCAGAAATTGCTTCTGGTGTTAGGGATATGTTGTTTGAACTTATGTCTCCTGTGACTGGAGCAATTCTTTCAAGACAGGTTGAATCTGTAATTGAAAATTTTGAACCAAGAGCTAGACTTACTAGAGTTTCCGCAATTCCAAATTACGACAATAATTCTTACAGCATATCTATAGAATTTTATGTTGTAAATACTCCAACTGAACTAGTTGAGTTAACAATATTCTTAGAGAGATTACGATAATGGCAAAATTGCAGGTAACAGAATTAGACTTTGATGATATAAAAGATAATTTAAAAGTTTTCTTAAAGGCCCAAACAAAATTTAAAGATTATGATTTTGAAGGTTCTGGTATGAGTGTTCTTCTTGACACTCTTGCTTATAATACTCACTATCTTGCATTTAATGCAAACATGGCAGCCAATGAAATGTTTTTAGATTCTGCAGCGTTAAGATCAAGTGTAGTTTCCCATGCAAAAATGTTAGGGTATGAAGTATCTTCAGCCAGAGCTCCTATTGCTTCACTAAATGTATTTGTTACATCTTCTGCTGACACATTAACCATGCCCGCAGGTACTAAATTTTCTACATCTGTAGGAAAGGATAGTTTTTCGTTTGTTACAATATCTGATATTACTGGTAACAATGATGGCGGCACTGTTACTTTTGAAAATATATCGGTATATGAAGGTACTTACATAACATCAACATACACTGTTGATACGTCTTCTCTGGGTCAACGATATCTATTAACTGATAATCGTTCAGACATCAACACACTTACGGTGTCTGTACAAAATTCCATCACAGATACTGAAGTAACAGCTTTTTATAAAGCTACTGACATTACGCAACTAACATCTGATAGTCCTGTTTATTTTTGTCAAGAGGCTGAAGCTGGATTGTTTGAAATATATTTTGGAGATGGTATAGTAAGTAAAGCTTTAAATGATGGTAATATTGTAACTTTAAAATATGTGGTTACTAATAAAGCTGAGGCAAATGGGGTTTCATCATTTACTTCACCATCTGCTATTGATGGCGAAACAGCTGTCAGTGTGCAAACTGTAGGTAGAGCTATTGGTGGATCAGAACCAGAATCTATTAATTCAATTAAATTAAAAGCACCACTTGATTACGCAGCCCAAGGTCGTGCAGTAACCATACAAGACTATGGTGTGTTTGTTAAAAAGTTGTTTCCAAATACTCAAGCAGTTTCAGTATGGGGTGGTGAAGATGGAAGTTTTGACCCAAGTTTAGGTGTAGTAGCTACTCCAGAATATGGAAAAGTTTTTATATCAGTCAAATCTACTACAGGTGAAAATTTAACTTCAGTACAAAAATCAAATCTTGTTTCAGCTTTAGCTCCATTTAAAGTAGCATCTATTACTCCTGTAATTGTTGATTCTGAAACTACATTCATTATTTTAAATGTAACTTCTCAGTATAATAAAAATGCTACGGTAGAATCCCCTTCTGAAATTCAAACTAAAATTTTATCAACACTAAGAGCTTACAATAATAGTACATTACAGACTTTCAATGAACCATTTAGACACTCAAAGATATTATCGTTGATAGATAATACAGATACCGCAATATTAAATAGTACAGCGACTGTTATTATGAGTAAATTTTTTACTCCAGACATTTCACTTGAAAGGTCTTACAATATAAATTATGGCAATAAAATATATCACCCCCATGAGGGTCATAATGGTGCCGCAGGTGGCGTCATATCTTCAAGTGGATTTTATCTAACTGAAGATACTGATTACACTGTAGGAGATATTACGAGCAGAGAGTATTTCTTAGATGATGATGGTAATGGTACTATTAGAATATATTATCTTTCTGATCTAAATAAAATTTATAATGCTATTCCAGCGGGAAGTGTTGATTATCACACTGGAATAATAAGTTTATTCCCTATGAACTTTTTGAGTGTTTCAAATGTAAATGGAATTATATCTACAAAGGTTCGGTTAACTGCAGTACCAGATTCATATGATATAGTTCCTGTTAGAAATCAAATATTGGAATTAGATTTAAATAACACTAGGGTTTCAGCATCAGTTGATGCAATTACATCTACTGGTCAAGGATATGTAACTACAACTACAAGTACTGGTACTACAACTACTACAGTTTCAACAGCAACTTCTACAGCATCTTCATCGGCGTATTAACAAATGGCATTAGACGATAAATCTATACTGAATAATAAACTTTCCCCCTTAATTGAGGGACAGGTTCCTGATTTTGTTCAATCAGACCATCCAATATTTGTAGAGTTTTTAAAAGATTACTATAAATTTTTAGAGGCTGGTGAGCTCACCATTACAACTACAGTTGCATATATTTCTCTAGAAACAGAAACCTCTTCTTACATTTTATCTGAAGATGATGGTGATAGAGTTGTAACTGAAATTGGTGCTGGAACTCAAGGTTACTTTATAGAGAATGAAACTATTACTGGAACAACATCTAGAGCTACAGCACAAGTACTTGTGGATAATTCTAGAAAATCAAAACTCTTTGTTACATCACAACAAAAATTTATTACAGGCGAAACTATAACTGGTGAGACTTCTGGTTCTTCTGGTATAGTTGAAGAGTATAGAGGAAATCCAGTTCAAAATATTCAGCAGATGTTAGACTATGCTGATGTGGATAATACAATATATGATTTCTTAGATAAAATGAGAGATTCATTTATGGTTAATATTCCAGATGATTTAGCTTCTGGAGTATCAAAGAGAGATATACTCAAAAACATAAAAGATTTATATGCAGCCAAGGGTACTTCTGAAGGGCATAAGCTTTTTATGCGAATGTTACTTGGTGAAACCGCAGATATATTTTACCCAAATCAATATATGATGAAATCTTCTAGTGGTAGGTGGGAAGGTGAAACTGTTTTAAGAGTTTTGGCTTTTCCTAATATTACTGGAGAAGAGGTTATAAATCAAATTGTAACTGGAGAAACTTCTGGTGCAACTGCAACTATTGTTACTTCAATAGTGTCTCAACAAACTAAAAATAATTTTAATGACTCGGTAACAGAGTTTGCATTAAATAATGTAGTTGGAACATTTAGTGATTCTGAAATTGTATCTGCAACATCAACAACGTCTGGACGCCTAGTAAAATTTACAGTTTTTGGTATTGTGTCTAATATAGAAATTCTTGAAAATAATACCACTGGCGGCGCTCTTTATAGTAAAGATGAAATTATTGATTTGGAAGTTCTTGGTAATAATTTTGCTGAAGTAGTTGTTGAAGAAGTTACTCTTGGAAAAATTGAAGAAGCTGTGATAATTGATAGTGTCGGAACAGGGTATTCTGTTGGTGATATTGTTACATTTACTTCTAACGCCCTAGATGTTAAATCCAAACCAGCTACTGGTGAAGTCGCAATGATTGGTGGTGGTATATTACAGGAAACAGGAACAGTTTCTTTATTTAAATCTCTTACTCCTGATGATAGCATTGTTATGGAGTTCGCAACAGATGAAACATTAACAAATTTCAATCTTATTCTTGAAGAAACTATAGAAGATAGAATTATTTCTGATGGATCGTCCACAGTATATAGCTTAACTAATTTGAGTGCAACTGTAGATACTTTAGTAGTTAATATTAATAACCTTCCCTACGCTGCAACTATATTTACAAATAATCGTGATGTTGCATTCACTAACTGGACTGCATCTGGTACTAGTCTCACATTCACTTCACCACCATTGGCTGGAGTAGAAATTACTGTTAGAAGTTCTGATACCGATTTTTTACTTTTAGATAGAACAGACATCGTTGGTGGTGTTACTGGTACTGGAACTACAGCTGTTGGTGGTTCTGATTCTGGATACAAAGTAGAATCTAACTCATCTGATATATTACAAGATTTGTTAGAAGTCACATCTAGGAATAAAATGGTATTAGAGTATGATACCTTTGAAAATTTAGGTGTAACTTCTGAAAGAGGATCAATACAGAGAATAAGAGTAAATAGAATAGAAGATGAAAACTCTGGTTATAGTAAATTACCATCAGTAACAATATCAAGTATTGATGGTACTGGAGCAAAAGCTTTAGCTTTACCTAGAGATATTGGAAGAGTAAAAAGTGTAAAAATTAATAATAATGGATTTAGATATTCTAACACAAACCCACCTGATATTAATTTTAAATCGCACTTTATTCTTAAAGATGTAACTGGAACATTCGCAGCAAATAATTCACTCACTTCACATATTGGTAAAGTTACTTCTTGGGATACTACAACTAATGAGTTAGTGTTACAAAATTTTGACAATACACAAAAACTAGTTCAAGAACAAGATGGGGTATTCAATGAAGGTATTCAACTCGAACAGGGTACACAACTTTTAATACCATCTGGATTTCGTTTAGAAGATGAACAGTCGCCACTACCTACAGGTTTCATACTTGACAGGGGTGATTACAGGAATAGTCAAGACGCATCTATCAAAGATATTTTTGACAGTCGTGAGGTTGGCTACGGCCGTGTGTCACGATATGATGATGAGTGGTGGTTATTTCCACAGCCAGGCGCTGAGATAGAGCTATTAGAACCAGCACTGCGAGATGCCCTCATTTCAAGAGTTCCATCTGAAGATCAATTTGGTATTGATGATAGAATTGTTTTTGATTCAACAGGTCTAGATGATCCATATGAATTTGTACGCAATCCTTGGGATAGACGGTTCTGTGGCGTGGGACGATTCGACTCAGGTTCAATAGCAACTACAGAAAAGGTGATTATTAAAGTTACTGCAGAATGGAACGAAGTTTCATCTACATGGGCATTTTCTTTAAATGGCAAAAGTCAAAAGAATATGACATTCTATGAAGGAACTGAATATTATTTTGATTTATCTCATCCATCTCTTTATGGTAATGAGTCTGGCCAACCCATTCAATTTTTACAAAAAAGTTTTGCATTTTCATTAACGCCAGATGGTCGTAATACTGATGGTACAAATGCCACAAGAGAAACCACAAATATAACCACTACCCAAAACTTTGGTACAGGTGGTCGTTCAGATATTACGCGAATTGGTTTAGGAAATGAAGATTCGTTGTCATGGCTACCTCCTCCTAATTCTCCTCAAAGCGTAAAAGGAGAAAAACCCTTTGGGCCACCACCTACGTTTGATCCACCACCTACGTTTGGTCCACCAAATAGCTTTGGTTCACTGCTTTCGCCTGGCGCACCACCTACGTTTGATCCACCACCACCACCTACGTTTGGTCCACCGCTTTCGCCTGGCGCACCACCGCCACCGCCACATATTTGGACTCCTAGTGTTTATGATTCAGCTCAAGCTCCAAGTTACTTTGATGAATCTTCTCCTCAAGGATTTAATGATCGCAGCCTATTATCACAAAGTGAGACTTGGACACCCGACGAGCGTTATGCCATTCAGATGGGATATACAGGTGCTTATTTAAAATTAAACATACCTCTCTTTTCTTCATCAAGCGGAAAACTATATTATTATTCTCCTAATTTTGATACTATGGGTGGAGTAATTACAATAAAGAGAAAGCCTAAAACTCTCATTGATGAGGGAAGTTTAATTAAAATTAATGCTGAAGCAAAAGAAGAATATGGTTTAATATTAGAAAATGGTTCACAGGATAGAACAATTGGTGTGGACGAAGAATCTAGAGCAACAGATTTGCTTATTATGGAAGACGCCCGCGATACAGTTGATGCTATAGTAAAAGAAGATTTTGAAAGAGTAATACTAAGATCAAAACCACCAGCAAGGGCCAGCTTTTTGGGTATAGTATCTACTACAAT